ATATTGATATGGAGATGTCATCTCTAGAACAGTTCAAGGTTGATGTAAAAATTGAAAAAGACAAATTAGGACCAGATGCAGATCAAATTATTAAATCAACTGCTGAATGGGCAAATGGTTTATTTAACAAAGGTGTTTTTAACGAAGAAGAACTAGAAGCATTTAAAGGTGCTGCTGGCACTGCATCAGGTGTTAGAGCCATGCAAAAGTTAAGACGATTCTATGGGGAAGGTAACATTCCAACAGCACAACCAAGTGACGAAGGTGTACCAACATTAGATGAATTATATGCTATGGTTGGAACCAAAGAGTACAAAGAAGATCCTAGTTATCGCAACAAAGTACAAAAATGGTTTAAACAGCGTGTACCTGACGATCCAAGCAAAGATTATATTTTATAAAAAGTTGCAATCTTCTAAGTTTTAATTACACTATACCGTAAGGATAACAGTATTTCTGCCCTTGACACTCGTATGAGGTGTGGTAGGCACAACCTACAAGTAAGATGCCCTTATGGACAACATCAAGCGATAATAACTTAACTATTATATGGAGATATTATGAGTACAAGTATTAGCTCAAGTTTTGTTACCATATTTGATGCCGAGGTCAAACAAGCATACCAGTCTGATCGTGTATTAGCAGGTACTGTAAGAGAGAGAGCAGGCGTAACAGGTAACACATATAAGTTTAACAAGTTAGGTTCAGGTGTAGCGAATTTACATATTCCACAATCTGATGTAACACCGTTAAACTTAGCACATTCGCAAGTGACAGCTACAATGTCAGACTACAATGCTGCTGAATATTCAGATATATTCACAAGCGGTAAAGTATTGTTTGATGAAAGAGCAGAGCTTGTTAAAGCATTATCAATGGCGATTGGTCGTAGAATGGAACAACTTGTTATTGATGCGATTGATGGTGCAGGAACATCATTAACTGTAGCCAATTCTATTGGTGGTTCTAACACAAACTTAAATGTTGATAAAGTGTTAGAAGCTAAAAAGTTAATGGATCAGAAAAATGTACCTGCTGAAGGTCGTTTTTTCTTATGTCATTCAAACAACATGGCAGCTTTCTTAGACGACAGCGATGTGAAAACTATTGATGTCAACACAACTAAAGCATTAGCTCAAGGTACTGTTGATTCATTCTTAGGATTCAAATTTATTGCTATCGGTGATAGAGATGAAGGCGGACTTGCTGTAGATGGCTCAAGTGACAGAACATGTTTAGCATGGCACCAAAGCTCAACAGGACTTGCTTTAAACATGGATAAGAAAACAGAGATTAATTACATTGCTGAAAAAGCATCGTTCTTAGTAAACTCAATGTTTTCTGCTGGAGCTGTTGGTATTGATACCAATGGTATTGTTGAAATAACTTGTCGTGAATCATAGGAGGTAACTTATGGCTTATTCAACTGATGGATTCGGTGCGTTAGCAGGACAAGGCAGATCTGGTGATTTACCAGCTTTGTATGTCTATACAACTACCGATGCACACACTGCTGTTGATGCTGCTGGCTACTTCAACACTCTTTCAGATACTTTGAAAGTAGGTGATATGATTATGGTCCATGGCTCAACAGGCGGAACAAGAACAGTAACAATGCACATTGTTGTATCTAACGCATCTGGAGTAGTAGATGTGTCTGATGGTACAGTAATTGGTGTGGTAACTGATTCTGACTAAGTAAGATAAAGTTGCTCTGTTTCGGCAGAGCATACTTTTTTAAGGAGATTATATGGCAGCAGGAGATACTAAACTTACCATTTGTAATGATGCACTCTTGATGCTAGGTGCAGCAGAAATGACCTCGTTTACCGAAGGTACGGATTCTGCAAAAATATGTGACCGTTTATATGATGACTTAAAAAAGTATATTTTATCTATTTATCCTTGGTCTTTTGCTAAAAAGAAAGTGCAATTAGCAAGAACTAGCGATACACCAACAACAGAATGGCAGTATGCGTATGCGTTACCTGCGGATATTATTGGTACACCTAAAGCTCTGTTTCAAACTTCAACAGCAGGTGCATTACCACAAACTGAGTTTGAATTATATTATATTGACCAGCAAAGATTATTAACAGATTATGATACAGTTTACATTGATTATGTAGCAGATGTTGATGAATCAAGATTTCCAGAGTTTTTTGTTTATATGCTACGCCACGCATTAGCAGCAGATTTTGCAGAACCATTAACCGATCAAATTACCAAAGCAGATTATTTTAGAGCATTAGCATTTGGTACTCCTGCTGAAAATGGGAGAGGTGGTTTATTTAGACAATGTACACAAGCTGATGCACAAGGACAAAGATCACAACAATTAGGTAATAACAGTTTTGATTTAATTGAGGTACGCTAATGTCTAGGGTGATTGATATCCAAAATAGTTTTACTTCAGGTGAGCTAGATCCCAAACTTATAGCTAGAGATGATGTCAAGGCTTACGATGCAGGCTTAACAACCGCACTTAATGTTGTGGTTCTACCGCAAGGTGGTATTAAACGCAGACCTGGAACTAAATTTATAACAGAATTAGGCGGCAGTCCTGAAAATGGCATACGATTAGTGCCATTTGAATTTAATACATCTGATGCTTATTTACTAGCATTTACTCATAATCGTATGGCAGTTATTAAAAATGGTGTGTTACAAACAAATATTGCAGGCAGTGGCAATAATTATCTTACAACTACTATTACCTCTGCAATGCTAACTAAAATGTGTTGGGTACAAAGTGCAGACACTTTAATTGTAACTCAAGAAGATATTGTGCCTAAAAAGATTACTCGTACTTCTGACACAGCATGGACTATAGCCGATGTTACTTTTACTTTTAATCCTCAACATGCGTTTACTTTAACCATAGAGAATACATCAAGTGCAGGCACGCTAACACCTAGTGGCACAGAAGGTAAAATTACTTTGACGACACAGCATAACTATTGGAACGCATCAGATGATATTGGTAGTTTTGTAAATGTAATTGGCTCTAATCAATTTGGTAGAGCAAAAATTGTTGCGGTTGATTCTGCAACAGTTGCACAAGCATTGATTGAAATACCATTTTTTAATACAGATGCACTGGCTAATGCAGATTGGGAACATGAAACTGGTTATGAAGATACTTTTAGCGGTAGTCGTGGTTATCCAAGAACAGCTACTTTTCATCAAGGCAGATTGTTTTTTGGTGGCAGTAAATCAAGACCATCAACTATTTTTGCATCTAGGATAAATGCGTTCTTTGATTTTAATCCTGGTGAAGGTTTAGATGACGATGCGTTTGTAGCAACACTAGATACTAATCAGCTTAATACTATAACCGACATATTAAGTGCTAACTATTTACAAATTTTTACCACAGGTGGTGAGTTTTTTGCACCACAAGATTTTAGTGATCCATTAACACCTGCTAATTTTATTGCTAAACTACAATCAAGTCATGGTAGTAAAGAAAACATACGAGTACAAAACATATCAGGTAGCACCATATACATTCAACGCCAAGGTAAAGCATTGAATGAATATATTTATGACCGTGGTGGTGATGGTTACTTAACATCACAGATATCATTGTTATCTAGTCATTTATTAAGCACACCGATTGATATGTCTATCCGTAAAGCTACCTCTACAGATGAAGGAGATAGATTATTAGTTGTAAATAACGATGGTACTTGTGCAGTCTACACATTACTTAGAGATCAAAACATTGTTGCAGCAACACAATTTACCACAGATGGTTTATTTTTAAATGTAGCAACCGTAGTTAGCGATCAGTATGTAGCTGTTAAACGCACTATTAACAGTGCTAACAAATATTATATTGAACTGTTTGATGAAGCATTTACTTTAGATAGTGGGGTATCAGGTGGTGCAGCATCTAGTCATAGTTCAGGACACTTAAATCAAAAGACTGTAAAAGTAATTGGTGATGGCGTAATGCAAGCTGATGTAACAGCAGGAGCTAGTACAATTACTTTTGCAAGCTCAACTTCTAGTTCATATCAAGCAGGTTTGGATTATACAGTGACCATTAAAACTTTACCGATTGAGCCTAGTATACAAGGATATGCTTCGCTAAGAAGTTTTAAAAAGCGTGTACTAGAAGTCAACGCATTTTTAAATGAAACACAAAATTTAACGATTAATGGTAATACCATACCGATTAGAGCATTTGGTACTGATAACTTAGATGTCGCTGTACCAGAGTTTACAGGTACTAAAACATTACACGGTATCTTAGGGTTTAGTTTGACAGGACAGATAACTATTGGACAATCTGCACCACTCAAATTACACTTACTAGGTATGGATTATAAGGTTAGCACAGGAGGATAGATGTCAGCACCACAAGTAGCTATGGCAGCATTTACAGGTATTCAGGCAATAGGTCAGATACAAAATGCTCGTTATCAAGCCAATTTAGCAGAACGCCAAGCTAGAGAAAGTTTAAAACAAGCTGAAATGAAAAAAACTCAATTACAAATTGAGGGCGAACAAGAACGAGTAAAACTTGCTCAAGAAGAAATTTTGCGTATGCGTAAAGCTAAAGAAACGATTGCTACTGACATTGCAGCAGGAGCTGCATCAGGTGCCTTAATGCAAGGCAATGTATTTTTAAATGAATCCTTAAAAAACCTTAGTGAAGATTTAAATATTTTGCGTACTGAACGAGATTTGATTATGCAAAAAACCAAAGGTGCAGTTGGTAATTTAATGGCATCAGCTTATGAACAAGCAGCAATGACTAGAGCAGCAGGTGAAGCAGCAAGAAAAGCAGGTTATCTATCTGCAATAGGTACTTTAGCTAAAGGTGGTATGCAAACTTATTCTATGGGTGGTCCAAGTGTAGCACCAACAGGACCAAGTTCTGGAGATATTATGGGTGGTAAATATGGTACGGCACAAGGACCTCTAGGAGGTAAGGCTTACTAATGGCAAGAAGAAAATACGAATCAGACAGAATACAACGAACCATAGGTATTGTAGGTGGTAGGCAAGTTGCTGATGTATCACCATTAGTAAGAGCAGAAACTGTTAAAAGCCAACAGATATCAGCATTGGTTGATACCATGAAAGGTTTTGTTGCTGATAAATTTGAAGTACAAGCAAAAAAATCTGCTGCTAAGATTGCCTTAGAAAATGATCCGTTAAAAGTATTAGCAGAAACTAAAGATTCGTTAAAGGTTGTAGATCAATTAGCTTTTGCTTTATCTTCAACTCAATTAAAAAATAATTTATTAACAAGTGTTAATAATAAAATTATGCAACAAACAATAGAAAGTAAAACAAATCAAGATACTCCAGAAATATTTAACACAAAAGTAAATTCTATTATTAATAACGAATTACAAAGTATAAGACCAAATTTTGATTCACCATTATTTGAATTAAGTTTTCGTGACGATATAGCAAAAAGCGTAAACAAAACAGTTCAGGATTATTCTGCTGATTTAATTAGTACACAGCTTGAAGGTTTACATTATGAAAAAGGAAAAGAATTAGATGGTGCTACTTTATTAGATATACAAGCAAATGATTTTAATTTTACACAAGTTAAAAAACATATAAAAGATAATCCAAATATTTATTATACTGACAAATTAAAAGATGAAGCACTAAATAAATCAAAAACAAAAGCATTTAAAAATATAATAGAAATTATCAGACAAAACTCTAATATGACATCGCAAGAAAAAGCTATATATAAAGATGCTTTTTTAAATATTAGAGATATTGCTAATGCAGAAAATAATTTAGAACATTTTACTATTGCAGAAGCAATGTTAGAATCATTAGATTCTTCAGGTGCTGTTGATTTAAAAACACAAGCTGAATCCTTTGAACAAGGAATTGGTGATAAAAATAGTATTATTGGTCAAGTTATTGAATTATCAAAAAATGAAAATTTACCAATGGGTGATATTTTTGACGAAGTATTAAAAGGATTATCAGGTAAAGAATTAGTCAAACAAAAAAAAGAACTTAATGATTTTTATATAAAATATGAAGAAGATAAAATACATTATCAATCTCAGTTAGATGGTATATCTTTAAGTTTAAATCCTGATGGTACTTTTGCAGATCCAGCAGCATTAACATATATACAAAAAAATTACCCTAAATTTCAAACTTTTAATTCTGCATACAACATTAAGTCTGTTGTAGCACAAAGCAAAAGAATACAAAACCCTTTAAAACAATATGAGTTTTATAAAAATTATTTTGGACAGTTTGCAGCATTATCAGATTATAATGTAGAAAATGTAGCAGATGATTTTTTAGCAAAAGCAAGTAATTTACCTAAAGAGGATAAAGCGTTAGCTGAAAAAATGGCTTATCTTTATACTTATGATGATGCAACAGCTAGAACATTTATTATGGGTATTGACCAAAGACAAAAAGTTACTGAAGAAAAATCTCATTTAGTTACAACTCTTAAAGAGAAAGAATCAGATATTCAATCCGAAGTTGACAAATATACTGTCGCATTGCGACCAGACCAAGTAGAACCTTACAAAGATTTAGCAAGAGATTATTTAGCTGGAATAATGCAAGGTAAAACTAATTATGTACCCAGTGGAGATGAAGTAGAATTAGCAGTAGAAGCTGCTTTTGGTATTAAAAGAAATGGAGAAGGAGATATTATTCACGGATATAGTGAACACGGTGATGGTAATTTGTGGGATGCTAATGTTCAAAAAATGATGTATGACAATAAACAAATTACTAAAGATGAAATGTACGATATTATTAAAGAAAATTTAAGCAATGATAATTTATCTAATTTTCTACTAACAGAAGAACGCAATCCTGAAACTGGAGAGTTAATATTTGTACCTACTAAAAAATTACCTGTTGGATTTTTAAAAAAGGTTTTACAACCAAATATTACTAGATTATTTGTACCTGGAAAAGATCAACCAGATGTTAGAAAACAAATTGTGTTGCAAGAAAAAGAAATTGATTTTACAGATGAGTTTGTAAGTAATTTATTTATTACTAATAGTGATGAAACAAATGATTTATTTTATCTATCAGATAGATCTTCTGATTCACAGCATACAGATAGAAGAATTATAAGAAGACAAGACGGTAAAAAAATATTTTTTGATGCGTATGGTTTTATGAAAGCCTATAAAGATTATGAAAAATTTATTAATAGAGCAGAATACGAAAGAGCAGATGCAGCTAGTTTTTATGTAGGACCAAAATATGAAAATCCATCAATGACTATATTTGGTGTTCCTATATAT